ATACGTTGCCTGCACCAACTTGCATGTCAACAAGTTGAGCGGCTGTAGATCTAGGCAAACCCCCAAGATTAACTAATCTATTAAAAGCCTGTTCAGCACTTAATATCCCACCATCAGTTTTATCAACGTCAGGAGATTTAGGCGAACCCCCAAGATTAGCTAATCGATTCGAGAGAATACCACGCTGAATCGGAAACGGACGAACTTGATTACCGTTAGCAAACCTTTGCACCGAACCACCATTAGCCATGGCCATCGCTGTCTGTTGTAGTTCTGGACTAGAAGCAAGGATACCGCCTATGTTACTTGGTGGAGCAGGAAGCGTTTCTGCTTGAGCCATCATGTTCTGGCCCATTGCTGCCGCTTGGTTGTTTAACTCTTCTCGTCTTACACCAGCAGCAACTTCAAGCTGTCTACGAGCCGCATCGTTACGTATGTTTCCTATTCCATTTCTGATCATGATTAACTTTTCCCAAATAAACCGCCAAGCAACGGTGTCTGACTTAACCCGTATAAACCAAGACCGAGACCAGCAACCTGAGATGCCGTGCTAGGTGACGGTGTCTGTGCTGTGGTTATTCGCTGTTGCGTGGACGGCACACCACGGAATATGTCCGACTGGAACGATAATCGAGAGAATGGCTCTTGGAACTGTGCCATCTGGTTTCTAAAGTTTGCATCAAGTTCTGCTTGCCGTTGTGCCTGTTCAGCCCTGCCGACATTGCCAAGTGCCGTTATATCACGTAAAGCGGAAGTTTGTGCGGTCTCACCAAGTGCTGCCTGTTGTAAACCAAGCCTGCCGATACCTTGTCCTAATTGACCTATTCCTTGACCCAACTGACCGAAGATCTGCGCTCCACGTTGCTGTCTGTTTAACGCATCCTCAAAAGCCTTTTGAGATCGAGTAGCGGCTGCTTCAAAACCCTGTCTTCTTAAATCAGATGTTGTTCTGCTTAACCGGTCAAGCAAGTTTCTGTCTTGTTCTGTCTGAGCAACGGCGGCTCGTGATCCACCAAAAGCCCCTCGTCCCGCAGCTTGTGCCCCTAACTGTGTGCCAAGTATAGCACTGGCTCGTCTTGCATCTTCCTGTGCCTGTTGAACAACAGCATCTTCAAAAGGATTCATAAACTGTTGTACTTGTGACGGATCAAACTGTGCGCTAGTTCCTGCAAGAGAACCGATACCTTGTCCAAAAGCCCCAAGCCCCGTTCCAAAAGCACTAATCCCCTGTGCTGTAGTATCAGCGGCATCTCTAATAAAAGGATCAGCGATACCCACATTGGTTCTTGTCAGATCAAAAGCCTGTTGTGTCGTAGGCGAAAGCCCTGCAACAGCCCTGTCTGGTAAATCAGTAGCAGTTTCTCCTAATCTGCCTGTAGACGCTAACAGGTCTTTAAGAAAAGTTTCTTGATACTCAGGAAGTACCGTTAATTCTTCGCGGCGAACTGTTTCAACCATTATGCTACCCTGTTCTCAAATTCTTTCATCATTTTATACATGGCAGCAGGACCACCACTTCCTTCAACAGCATCTGCTGTCATAACAAACTCACCATCAGACAACAAAGCCTGCTGAACTGGTTTACCATTTTGCGTTATCATTGCAGGAATCATATCATCCTTAGGTCCACCAGGACCTGTTATAAAGCCACCTTCTTTGGCTGTCATCACACTTTCTGACTGTGGGTTAGCGATTTGTTGCGACTCCATTAGGTCTTGCTGCTGTAAACGTGCTAGCTCCTCAGGTGTGCTGAAAGATACACGTTTTCCATCAGACCCAAATACATAGACATCACCTTCGATTCTGCCTGAGGCTTTCGGACTACCTTTATAGCCTGGAAGTCTTTCACCTCCACCAACATTTGTTATACCACCTGTCGAAATAGATTCAGGTTTAGAAAGAGCCGATAACGCCACAGTTCCAGGAAGAAGTAAATCTTTTATACCAAAACCACCTGCTTTTTTCGCGGCTTCACCCGCCGCCGCCGTTGTCGCTTTGCCTGCAATGGCTCCTCCAATTTTTTCACCAATATTGCCAATGCCAGGCTCACCTGACGCTGTCGTTGAGAGACCAATCTTACTACCAAGAGCGGCTCCTGTGGCTCCAGGCTTAAACCCTCTTCCTCCAAGTAAAAAAGAAGTGCCTCCAGCTAAACCAGCACTAATCAACGCATCCTTAGGTTTTTTTCCTTCAACCAAAGAACCAATGCCTGCACCCGCACCCGCACCAATAGGACCGCCTACTATACCACCTAAAATACCACCTATCGCTGATAAAAAACCCATAGCTACCCCTTACGTGATAGTCACTGTAACAGAACCTACAGCACTTGTTCCAACATTTCCAGAGACATGAGGATTATTTGCTCTAGATATCTTTAAAAACCCATCAACTTCAAACACAGATCCAATTTCAAGACCCACGTCATTCGAACTAAGGTTGGTGAAAACCATAGTCGTGTGTCTGCCTTCGCCTGGTTGTTGCTGTTGATTAACAAAAAGCGATAGACCTCTAACCAAATCATTAAAGTATGATACCTGATATGACTCTGGTGGTACAGAAAATATTGGAGGAACAAGAGACCTACTACTCATCGCTTACCATCCGGTTGTATATCCACACGTGAAGTACCTAAACGCCATGTTACACCTTGGTTCGAGGTTTCTATACGAACGCCAACTGATCGACCTCGTAGGCGCACATGGTTTTGTGTGGCTTCATTGCTTACAGTAAATGCCGTTGTCCTTACAAATCCTTTACCAGGAAAGTCCTCTGCCTTCAATGTAAATGTCGCTGACCTATCAGCTGTGGAAGGAGAGTCAAGAAAGTCTATATCAGGCACCAAACGGCGTATAAAAGAAAACTGTTCTCCATCCCCTAGCTCAACAGGACTAGATTCAATAAAAGCTGAAAGTGCAGAACCGTCATCATCCTGACCATTTTCATGGTTAAACAGCAGATTTGTTGTACCAGCAGCGATAGGAAACTCGTTAATGCCACGGTCTATCCAAGCTGTTCTAGCTAAAGCACCGAAATACCAGACTTTTTCATCGTAGTTGTAGATTACATACTTATCATTAATGCTAGCACTTGCTGATGGGTAGAACCAGAAGATCTCACCAAACTCGCTATTGACACCAGCAACTACCTGTTCACCCTGTGTATAATTAAAGTCATCAAAGACTGTATCTCTAACAGTGCAAGCAAGAGGTTTAAGAGAACCATCATAAAGATAAAACCGTCCATTGCCCATCCAAAACACTGCATCGTTAACAGCAACTGCCGCATTTGGACCTATGATCGTGCTACCTAGAGAGATCTGAGTTAAACCAAATATAAAAGGTGGCCCTACAAACTGTAGCGAGTGAACGGATGTGTCTGTTAGAACAATAATCTCTCGCCTTGTTTCTATAGCTGCTACAATTTCAGATCCAGTTCCAACTAGAAGATCTCCCGCAGTATTTGTAGCAGTAGGATTCCAATCAAATGGGTTCTCCTGAGTGGAGAATCTAATTAACAGTTTGTCTTGTGTTGAAGATCCAATCGCGTTAGTGCCAAAAGCAAGAACGTGACGGTCACGATCAGAGACTATAATTTTTCGTGCAATCGTGGGAGCATTTGTATCAAGTGTTGAAAGCTCCACAGCCCGTGTTGTTATACCGTTTGTTCTATCCCAATAATAAATAGATCCATCACGAACATTAAATATTAAATCTTCACCAAAATTATCTTGACCAAACACACGTATGCTACCACCACCCGCAACAGACGTTGCCGCCGAACCCCAAGTGCCACGACCCCAAGTGCCTGCGCCCCAACCTATGCCTGGTACGACAGTATCTATACCCACATTGATTTGATACTTTGCGACAACGCTTCCTCCACCATTACCTGAATCAGAAGCATTAGCAGCAACAGACGTTGTTATCGTATAAGTATTTGCCGTTGGCACAGTAACTATCTCGTACTCTATATTTAAAACAGCCGCAGTTATATTGCCACCTAACGTAGCGGCACCACTGAAAGTTACAAAATCTCCTACAATAGCTCCGTGTCCACTATCCGTAACAGTGACGGTGGTTGATCCATTAGTAGCGGCAAAAGTAGCGGCATTAGTTGTTGTTTTACGAAGCGGAGTTACATCATTGAAAGAACCGCCTTCTTCAATGTAAAACTTCTTGTGTGTTCCTACACCTAAAAACTTTGAACCGTCTAACGCAACCCAAGCGTGTAGCGACCTACAAGTGCCTAAAAATGTTTTTAAAGAAAACTTAATCCACCCACCAAGTTTTTCGGGGAAGCCAAATCTAAACCTAACCTTATCACAGTCTTTCCATCCACCCTCATTAGCGTAGGACGTAAATTCTGTGTTAACCCCAGGCTTAAATGTTAGTTTCGATAGAGGCATTAATCTTTTTTTACACTTTCAATTAAAGCATTTGTCATTGTAGACAAAGCTGCATCAACTTGATCTATTTTAAATTTTATTTGTGATCTCTGTGCTTGAAGATCTTTAATCTGAGCAATCAAATACTTGCTTTGATCTTGAAGTTCTTCTTCCTTATACTCAACATTATTTATGGTGATTACGTTGTTTTCCATTTTTACCCCTATGCAATAAATGCCTTACCATCTGTGACTGCTTTGTTGACAGAAGTCATATCTTCTGTCGTCCAGTAAGATTGCTTTACCATCATCTCTAAATGATCAACATTATTGCTTACGATCTTTTTTCTAAACTCATCAGTCCAACCCGCGCCATTTGCGTTTGCAACCAGAGGGTCAGAATCTTCCCAAAGTTTTTTAACGGCAAGGTTCTCAATCATCGTTACGCAATCAAGCATTCCATTGTATTTTTTTAAAATCTGTTCAGATGTTAATTCATCAGCCATCTAATTTAGCCTCCAGTTCCTCAACTTTTTTGGTCAATTCTTGCACTGCCTTTATCAGAGGAATAACAAACATTTCCCGCGAAACATTTTGTGATCCATCCGAGTTCTCCATCCAACCTGTAAACTCTGGATTTCCATGCTTATCCATTGCCGCTTTTACTTCTTGAGCTAGCATTCCATACATTTTTACATCAGTATTTTTTGTGTTTTCCTCGTCATAATGACTTGTTAATTCTTTTGGAACTTCATTGGACGGCAACCAGTTGTACGTTTTTGTTTTAAGCTCATTTATAAAATCAAGCCCAAGATCATTATCTTCAATATTTGTTTTTAATCTTTCATCTGAAGACTGAGAAAAGTTAGCATTTGAATCAAATTGATTTGTTACTTGTGCACCACTTTTACCAAAGGTGAATGTATTATTTCCCTGCCCTGTTGCTCTAAACGATCCAAGAACAATTTGATGTTGTCCATCTGCGGCTGATGCCATAGCTTCATAGCCTAACAAGGTATTATAAAATCCCGTGGTAACTGCTGCACCACCACCCCCAGCTGTCCCTGCTCGATAACCCAAAGCAGTTTGACCTTCAGCCGTTGATACGCTTCCCAAAACCCCCGCACCTAGTCCAGTATTTTGCTGACCTGAAGTTACTGCCTTCAATGCTTGATACCCAGCCGCGAGATTGTTATTACCTGTAAGAGCTGTACTAGATACACCTATTAATGCCTGATATCCAAATCCCGCGTTTGTGGTAGGCGTAGTAGCATAGTAGCCTGATTGATACCCAACAAACGTATTTCCACTTGCGTTGACTGTGTATCCTGCTTGACTACCAACAAACGTGTTTTGAGATTTACCATTTTGAGTAAATCCTGCTGCGTGTCCAACCAACACATTATCTGAGCCTGTAGTCTCGCTGTTACCCGCACCATTACCCAAAGCAACATTCTGAGAACCTGTATTTATTGCTGGACCTGCTGTATGGCCTATACAATTATTACTATCACCTGTGGTGATTGCAGTCCCTGCGCTGTTACCTATTGCTACGTTGTTATTACCTCCAGCTTGAACACTGTCTAATGCTGTGTCACCCAACGCCACGTTTTCGGTGCCTGTTGGGTAGTTGCCGTCAAGTTTTATTGTTCCGCTAGATACATCTAAATTGCCACCACCTGTAATATTACCACTTACATCAACCGCGCCATTAATATCTATTGTGGTTGCGTTTATTTCTATTTCTGTATCCGAGACCAGGTCAAGAACCCCATCAGCACTTTGGTGAATAAACGTGCCACTATCCCCAAACATAAGTTTATTTGTAGAATTTAATGTCAGACCACTTCCATCTGTATGCGTCAAAGTTGTATCGTTATCTGCGCCAAACCCTAAGACTGCACTATCAGAGTCTAATTTAAGATCGTTGCTGACTGTAACAGCGGTAGAAGCATTAAGATCAATAGTAGCCTCTCCATCTACACGAAGAACACCATCACTGCTTTGTTGTATAAAACTAGCTACATCGCCAAAAGTTAGTTTGTTAGTAGAGTTAAGAGTTAATCCAGTGCCATCTGTATGTGTAAGGGTTGTGTCTGTATCCGCGCCAAAACCTAGAACCGCACTATCACTGTTGAGAGTTAAATCATCTCCGACAAGAACATCACTGCCAAAAGTTACTGTGCTAGCAAAAAGACTTGAGACTGCCGCACCGCTACCCGCACCATCAGCAAATATAATATCGGCACCACCGTTTGGTATTGTTACGTTTGCGCCTGTCCCCTGACTGAACACAGCGGATTGACCACTAGCGTTTGTCACAAAATATAATTTATCCTGGTCATTAGGGCTGATAGTGATGGTATTCGTTCCAGTGGGTGATCCTGCCAAAGACAAGACTTTAAACATACCATCTGTGAGTGAACCGTCAGTTGTTGTTAAAGTATGTGAAGTTCCAGAGAGAGTGATACTTCCCACACCATTTAAGGCACGATCTATAATGTCAAAGTTCGTGTTGGTGGTTTCACCCCACGTCCCCGACTGATCACCTGTTTCAATTTTTTCAATGCCATTGTTAGCTGTATATGTAGAAGTCATGATCTATCTCACTATGCGGCTTTACGTTTTGTTTCTTGCCAATTAGGTGTTTGACTAGGTGTTAAAGAACTCCAACTAGGTGTTTGACTAGGTGTTATAGCTGACCAACTAGGTGTTTGGCTAGGTGTTATACTTGACCAACTGGGTGTTTGACTAGGTGTTAAAGAGACCCAATTAGGTGTTTGACTAGGTGTTATTGCCCCCCACACATTCACATTCGATGTTTCTCCTGTAGCAGAAACACCACTAACTAAAGCATTAGCATCACTTGATACTGTGACATCACCAACAGAGCCAGTGCCTGCCACTCCTGTTGCTTCTGCCACTATACTAAGGGCAATACTAACAGACCCTAACCCAGAGGTGCCCGATACCCCTGTAACTGCTATATTAGCATCGCTTGATATTGTAACACTACCAACAGAACCAGTGCTATCAACACCAGTAAGTGTAAATGTAACACCCTGTCCCTCAACAACTGTGACACTACCAACAGAACCAGTGCCTGCTAATCCTGTAGCATCAACATTAGCGTCAGCCGATACAGTAACACTACCTAATCCAGAGGTGCCCGATACTCCTGTAGCATCAACATTAGCACCTCCTGTGGCAACAACTGTTCCTAAAGCAGATGTTCCAGCGACTCCTGTAGCATCAACATTAGCGTCAGCCGATATTGTAACAGAGCCAACAGAACCAGTGCCTGCTAATCCTGTAACAGCTGCGTTAGCATCAGCCGATACAGTAACACTACCTAATCCAGATGTAGCACCAGGGACAGCAACATTCTCTCCCCATCCAGCAGACCCCCAAGCCTGCGTTGAGGAGTTCCATCCCTCAAATGCTACGATTATGTTGGCCATTAAGCTATTCTAATTATTGCCGCCGTTGCACTAGCAGTTGGAAACTGAACAGTAAAGTCTCCAGAAGAACTCGTTTTATCGCCTCCAAAATCAAGGACACAAACCGAGGTATCACCAGTGGCATCTTCGTTAAAAATTAAAGCACCTCTCGCGGTTATCGAAGAACTGCTAAAAGTTGTATCGGCAAAATCGGTTAACGCTGTAGTGCCGCTGGTAGATGGGTCAACACGAGTTAATGTATTCCCTTTTGCTGAATAACCAGTTCCAGAAACCTCGTTGCTTGTGGTATAAGCAGTGGTTGTGGCATCAAGTGATGCACTGCTTGTATATAAAGCTAACTTAAAAGTGCTTCCGCCAGAGTTTAAAAAATTATGCTTTGCCTCAAGAAGTTCTTTCTTAAAACTTGTGCACATCGCTTGCGTAATTGACATCTTATAACCTCCTGATAGCCTCTGCCAGATCGGGATATCCAGCGTTCTTGATTGCGTTAAAAATAGTTGTTCTGTCTGATTTTATAGCCTCTCTCATATATAAAGCTATAGTTTTTTCAATATCGCTTTTAAAAGCCTCTGCTTGATCACGTATTACAGGTGGTGCATTTTCTGAAACTTCTACAAGTTTATTCGCACAACGATGAGCGACTTCTTCAGGAGTCCACCCTCGATTTGTTGTAGTTCCAACCTCAACCTTAAAATCGTCAGACATATTTATGCTAACATCAAACATTAGGTTCTAGCCCTTCTAGGTAGACCAATTCTGTATGCATCACTATTCTCACGAGCTTCTCCCAAATCTTTAAGCCTTTGTAAAGACTCACTAAACCTAGAATTATACTGCGTTAGTAATGCATTTTCTCCTTTCATAAAAGTGTATGCCTCAACTAAAGATCCGTAAAGCATTGTGTTAGGAGCATTTGTACTTAGCCAGGTAGTTCCACTATCAGATCCAGCAGTTAGACTTGTTGGCTCAAAAAAATAATGAAGCTCACTACTATAGTTAGCATCAGGTGTTGGTGCTATTATAAAATTATCAACGTCAAAAATAGCGTAGTATATTGGCTCTCCTGTTGTAGCACTATTAGGATTGTACTCTTGGATAAAGTTTACATCTTTCTGAAGTAAAAATACTTTACTGCTAGATACCTCTATAGAAAGAGAAAAGGAAGCGAGATAATCATCTGGAACAGCCAAGAACCTATCACCACTTGTCATCGTTCCAGACACGTTTTTTCTAAAATACTCTAGATCAACAAGACTAAGTATGCGGCGTTCAGCAGCTCTAATAAACACAGGTAAGTTATTAACAAAAGAAGTCTCTGTGTTTTCTGTAAAATCTTGTATTGCTGTTTTAAGCTGTGCAAATGTAAAACTCATGAGATACTTACCTCTACTTGACCAACAGCTGCTATCATAGGACCAACGGAATCAACAGGTGGGAAAACAGTATTTCCCACTGAAACACTCACATCACCAGATGTAACATTAGGTCTTGGGTTTCTTAAAGCCTGGGGATCAGAAATATTTTTAGGTGATTCTAATTGAGGATGTTTTTTTTCAAATTCATCAGGTCCAACAAGCGAACCATTCCACTCCTTTTTCATTTCACGTAAAAGATATACAAAACCAGAACGATCTGAAACTCCTAACGCTTTTCTTCCTGATGCATATCGGGACATATTAGTATCTCAAATACTGAATAGAGGGAACAAGAGTAAGACCAGTTCTTTCTTGATCTTCACTAAGGGCTCTTTGAAACTCTTCTTCATATAAAGTCTTTAACACTTGAATCCTGTCTGGAGCTTTTTTTAACGAAATATAATAAGCAAGACCAGCAACCATACATGGTAGGAACCTAAAGGGCATATCAGAAGTATTCTTTAATGTGTCAAAATCTTCCATGCGTTTCATGAAATAATATACAATTTGATCGGAAGAACTATCTGGTGTTGGCCATAAATTAATTTCTGGAACAGTAAGACGGCTATAGTAAAACTGAGATGGTCTGCCTGTCGTGGTCTTGTTTGGAATAGACAGATACTCACCACGGCTAATCAACTGAAGATCAAAATCTGTATTGTCTCTACGAATAACAGCTTCTAGAACACTAACAACATCAGCAGTCAAAGTTAATGTAGCCGTGCCTGCGGTCAAAGTTGTCGTTTGTTGTCTAACAGTCCAAAGATTAACTCCTCGATTAGCCCATTCAGCCAACATGATGTTCATGGATCGTCTAGCTGTTCTAGCATCGTATCCTGTTCGCATCTCAAGACCGCACCGCTCATAGGCTTCTTCAATAATCTCAGCAGCATCAAGGTCAAAGTCAACGGATCCAGAAGTAGTCATTTACGTTTTTTCCTTCTTGTAGAAGTTTTCCTTTTAACAGGAGTCTTTCTTTTAGTGGAAACCTTTTTACTAGACTTTTTAACAAAAGTCTTGACATTAGTTGGTTTTCCTCCAACTCCCTGCGCTTTAGCTCTTTTCCTAGCAACTGCACTTTTAATTTGACTTTTTGTCATGCGCTTTGCTGTCGCCCTTGGCACACATTTCGGATACTTTCGTTTACTCCCTTTAGCAGACTTACGTCCACAGGCTTGGAACTTACCGTCCTTCTTAGGGGCACCTATGTCCACCCAATCTCCTTTAGGACCTTTTCCAAACCATTCTTTCAGACTCATTTGTAAGTCCCGCCTCGTTTCTTATACGTCCTAACTAACCACGCATTAGAATATGCGGAAGGATACACCTTGAACTTACGTTTAGCTTCTGATTTAACCCTTGAATAAAGTTTAGGGTTAGCAGGAGTGGGAGAACCCTTTTTACGCTTTGGCTTTGGTTTTTTTGCTGGCATTTCGTATAGCCTCCTTACCTCTTTTCGCTATCTTAACAACTTCTTTTTTACCCATCACCTTTGCTCTCTGTTCCATGACAGTAAGGATTTGTATTTTTCTTGCAAGAGGTTTCTTGATCCTTTTAACTTTTGCCACGGTTGCTCGTGCATCTGATGGTGTAGCAAATTTTATGCTAACTGTATCCTTAGGGTTTTCATCTGTGTAAAGCCTTCTACCACTGCCCTTTGGCTTTTTACCTGTACCAACTTTCGGGTCTCTTTTCTTTCTCCTCTTTGATGGAGATTTAGTTATTTGTTGGGGTATGCTTGACCTAGAAATTGTCATTAGTAACCTCGTTAATTACTTTATGAACCTTCCCAACCTTTTTTGGAAGAATAAAATTCAGCAAAACTATCGCATTTTGAGCAACTAAAATTTGTTGAGACTACATACGCTTCGTAATCCTCTTCTTCAGCATCGTGGTTGCCGCCACAAATCATCTCAGTTCCGCAATGCAGACAATTCATATATTACCTTTCCTTTTCTTTTTACGAGATTTAGATTTATTTTTTACAATACTACTTAAAATTTTAGCTTGTTTTGCATGTAGTTTTGAACCCTTTTTTAAACCACCAATAACTTTTTTTATCTTTTTTTTATTTTTATTTTGCATTATGTTTATCTCCAGAATAATCCCAAGTTATGGCGTTATCATCTAAAACACTCTTTAAAACTAAATTAATATATTCCTGGTTTTTCTTTATCTGTTTATTGCTCTCTTCTACTTTTAAAGAAATTATCGTAGTCTTCTTGTCTAAATCAACGAGCGTTGAACATATCCAAACCACTGCTCCCACCGACAAAGCTATAGATACTCCTGTAAACCATTGACTTTTATCTAGCATCTCCAACGCCTTCTTGCCTGCCGTAAACGGCTATTTGGATTCTTTGCCGCCTTCGGAAACTTTTTCATCTGACCAGCTGATCGAGCACAAAAAGACTTTCTTCTCGCGGCTCTCTTGCCTTTAGGATTCTTTTCTGTAACAGCAGTTTTTAACTTAGAGCCAGGGTTTTCACGTCTATAACGTGCTACCCCAGCCTTAGTCATTCCAGCCCCCGACTTCGTAGAACGAAAATACTTTTTCGTTTTAGGAGGTTGTTTATCTCTCTTACGAGTTGTTTTCTTCTTCGGTGCCATTACGCATGAAAAGCTGTCAATGTACCAAACGTGGCAACAGTATACTGAACATATATTCCATCAGTGAAGAGTAAACCCTCGTCAGGAATTGTAATGTCTCTTGTAGCCGTTGCAGAAGCGACAGTTCCAACTTTAAAAATACTTGAGCCAGTAGCAGAAGTAGTTCTAAAATCCAAAGTTCCAGCCGTTGCAGAACAAACGATATTTAAACCCTGCAAACGAGATCTTCCTGCGAAAACAACATCAGCTGCACCCGCCGCATGACCCAAAGAAACATTAGCCGCCGGTTGTGTGCTAGCACTAGCCGCAGTAACTGTTTTAAAGAACTTTGTCCCAGAGGTGGTGGTTGCTGATCCTGGAAGAGTTATCGTTTCTGTTTGAGCATCACCGTTAACATCTGTGCCTGTGATGGTAACGGTTTTTCCGCTATCACCTGTGCCTGCCGTTGTTGCTGTAACAATCCTTCCTGCGTCAAAAGTTGCGACTCCGCCAGAAGTATCCGTGCCCCCAATTGTAAAATCGGTGTTAGGACGCTCATTAGCAGAAATAGAAGCATTATCAGCGGCATTAGTGTCAGCAGTTATAAAGACTGCTACTACATCAGATCCTGACATAATCTACTCCTTTATATCACCCCGCAGAATCAGTGCCTTACGCTTCGCGCTTCCAACAGGAGGTAAGTCCTTTTTAGAAACCCTCTTCGCGGTAGCCTTCTTCGCGGTGGCTTTGGGTTTAGTCTTGGAGGAAGTAGTCATACCTTACTCCTTAACGGTTTTGCGCGGCGAAGAGATAATCAACATTCATTGATTTAGTTCCAGTAGCAGAACCAGACAACTCCATAGCTGCAATCGCTAAGTTTTCATTGTCAGGAAGATTAGTTGTATGCGTAGCAACTAAATTTCTGTTGACAAAAAACTCAACAGAACCTGTGCCTTTAACATGAAAACCTAATGTCACAGCTGTGCCACTGGCAATATCCACACCACTATCAGTGGTTGTTGCGGTTCCATCTTTTTCTGTAACACAATCAATATTGCTATCACCATCATCTACTTGAAAAACAATACGATCTGCTGCTGTGAGCATTGCTTCAGGGTTAGTAGCAAAGTTAACTGTAAGACCAACGCATATATCCATTGCGTCACCTTCTGCATCCGTTGGGGTCAACTTTGTTTCAAACCAAACATCACGAGTCGTAGACAATGCAAAAATTTCATTACCCTGAATAGAGGCACCATCATTATCAGTGGTTGCTTGTGAGCTTAGTGTTATCGCACCGTTTACCACATCTGCGGCGATATCTGCTGATGCACTGCTGTCTTTGATAACAGTCCAGTCATCTGTGTCATCAAGAGACACACCTGTAAAGTCATCCATGTAGACTAAGTAATCAGGGTTTTTGTCAACGGGTAAATTTTCAAACCATTTGCGCTGACCGTCCTTGCCAGCAAAAAGTACGGGACCAGTAAAATGAACAGCCATGTTATTCTCCTGTCTTGGCTAATGTCGATCACACAATGCAATCGTCAGGAATGTTTAATACTATAAAGAAAAAAAGGGAGCGGTTCAATAGGTTCCGCCCCCTTAGTTTCACTACGGAATCTTCTAAGCTCCAGGGGATCCAAAGACACAACGAGGATCAGAGAAGCCGAAGCTATATCTTTCTCTCGCTTTGTAACGCATGTTACCTGTGTCAAAATCACCTTCCATTTGTGTGGAAAGTGGGGTTCTCTCGAAGTGAATAAAGCCACGAGGCGTATCCGAAAGGACAAAGAATGCATCTGTGTCCGTCAAGAAGTCATTCACAACATATCCCTCAGGAAGCATACCCATAGAACGCATCGCGTTGATGTCGTTATCGGCAGTTCCAGAGCGAAGATTTGAAGCCATAATTCTTTCAGCTACAAACTGTAGTTGTCTAGGAACGACTAGTTTTACACCTCTAAGAGCCACCCTAAGACCTCTTTCGTCAACGAATGCAGAGATATTAATTAAAGCATCCTCAAGGGAAGTTTCATTAAGATCCGCCGCTGTGGATGGTTCGTTAGCAAACGTGCTACCGTTAGTTAATGGATGTGCGGTAGAACAAAGTTCAACCCCATCTCCACCTTTTACGGTGCTGTCAAAAGCACTATTTAACACTGCGGCAGCTTTAACTTGTTTAGTATGAGCCATGGAGCGAGCCAAAGCACGAGTGTACCGTGAACCAAGACGATCATAAAGATTGTCTTCTACTGCCTCTTCTGTAATAGAGAAAGCAAGAGCTATGGTTTCATGGTTGTACCGTGCAGTGTATGCCTCATTAGCATCATCAAATGCTACTGCGGAACCTTCACTCTTAGTTGGCGCGGTTCCAAAACCTGACAACATCACCTCCTCTTCAAATGCTCGATCTGAAGTTTCGGTTGTGAAGATTTCAGCATGCTGGTTTTCGTATCTATCGTACTCTAAACCAAAAAGAGCATTAAGACCTGGCTCAAGCTCTTTTGCGAGTTGTGCGCGAGAAATAGCCATTATCTATACCCTCCTTACACGCCGGTCGTAGAAACAGTGCCACCAGCAATAGCACCGTTTGGACTATTGAAGTGGTTGTTTAAACGAACAATTACAGGAATACCAGCAGCAGCAAAATCCTGATTCTCAGCATCTTCCTGCCAACCCATGATACGTAGGTTGAGTGTATTGGTGGTGTTGATTGTGCTTACAGCTAAAGCACCAGAGGATTTACCTGTTGTAGTAGACCCACTTGCGCCACTTGAGAAGTTAGCGTTAGCAAACACATGACCACGCAAAGTTGCTTCACTGGTAACAGACGCATCCGTTGCAATTGAATATAACTGCATTGGATCATCATAAACGAACGCCTTAACCGGATGGTTAGAGTCTGCACCAGACCCAGGCCAATAGTTGGAAAAGACTTTTTCACCGGTAGTTGAGGATACGTATTCGCAACCGTTGAATGCACCCAAAAGACCAACAGTTCCACCAGCTGCCGCACCTACTATGTCTATGAAACCAGTAGAAAGCGGTATGACCGGTGAACCCTGAAAGATTGAATTTGAGTTATCACTTGCAATCTCGTATTGCGTATACCCTGAAAAACCAGTGGAGTTGGTGTTCTGACCTACCTTACCGATAGCTCGAAGACCGAAAGCACCATTAGCATTTGCCATTGGATTTCTCTCCTAGTTTAAATTAACTCTGATCGCTTGCGCGACCTCCGAATGATACACGACTTTGCCGTTCATTTTTGATCGGCATTGAGGGGTGTTGTTCCCTCATCAGGTCCTGGTCAACAGCTACCATCTGATCACGGGTCCGATCCCGATAGTATTCGGTGCGTTGGTCAACTGTCTCTTCAGGTATACGGGCTAAAACTAACCCGCCTACGCCAATGACTCCAGCATGCTTGCCTTCATCTATGGTTGGTGCGTCAAAATCAGGATGCTCTTCTGCTCGAACTAATTCCCATCCTTCACGTAAACGTGCATGCATGTTCATTCTATCGTCCTCGCCACGAATAGCAGTCCTAATCCAACGATGTACATACCCTGGGGGTGGCTCTGGAGCATCTAGCTTCTGAGGTGGTGCCCAAGGTTTAGGTCGTGCAGTTCCTGCACGAGTTTTTGCCGCTCTAGGTGTTCTTTCCGTCATGGTTCTCCTCACTTTACATGTTTTGCATAGTCTTCAAGAGAAACGCCAAGTTTTTTTGCTATCGCAACTTGTGACGGTGTTAACTTGACGGCTCTGCGCCCCTTTTTTGTACTGCGGGAAGCGGAACTATCAGCAGAAGCGACTCTGGCAGTTCCCCCGTTGGTTGTATTATTCTCAAATTTTTGAGGAAATTCAACCCTTAATCTTTTATCTAGCTCAGAATAGTAATCATCTGATGTTAAGTCAAACCCCTCGTTAGCCAAATCCTCGTGTATTGCATAAGCTCCAACCGTCATAACACGATCATTTCCAAACCAATCATTACGATCAGCCCATGCTTTGGCCTTTGGGTCAGGGTTTGCTGCTGGTTGTTGTTCTTGCGGTTGTTGTTGTTGTTGAACAGCCGCTTCATTTTTTTCTTCACGAGCTTTGATTACTCGTAACCTTTCCTCGTCAAGTGTGATACGGGCAATAGCTTGATTTGCCGCAACGATAGCATCAGAGTCTCCGCTATCATAAGCATCTTTAAATGCTTTTTTAGCTTGTTCTAGCTGAGATCCAACTCTTCCCTCGTATTGAGCATTATACCCTTTATTAAGAGTTGTATTTCTTTCTTTTAACTCTTCGTTTTCTTTGCGAAGAGCTTCAGCGTATCGAATAGCCTCTTCTTTATCTCTTTCCTCTTGCCTTCGTGCGGTAACCAGTTTTTTAATCCTGTTTTGAACAGATTTACTATACTGATCTATCTCCTCTTCAGAGTTTTCTTGAGTTTCAACTTCACTAGTAGAAACTTTTTTTTCACTTTCTTGCAAAGTATCTTGAGCTTTGTTCTCAACATCAACAGTCTCTGACGTAGTGCTGTTGTCGTCCAAAATAATTTCAACATCTTCGTCAACCTCTTGCTTGATTGCCTCTTCAGCCATAATAACCTCCTTAGATATGCTTTATGTCATCTGGATCTAAAATAGTAGCGATAACCTCATCATCATTAATGATGCGAACCTCTCCGCCATCAATAGTAAAACGAGCCCCCGCGTATCTACCTATACAAACCCAGTCACCTTTTTTACACCACGGTTTTGCTTTAGACCCAAACTTGGATTCATCAACATATGCTAGCGGTCCAACCGCTAATACATAACACACAACCGTAGCAACAGCCTCCCTTTCAACAATCTGATCAGGAAGATAAACACCTCCGTCTGTTTTAGCTTTCCCTTTGTAGGGCATAACTAAAACCCGCCAACCTGTTGGTTGTGGAAGTCTTTGTACAAGTGATTTATCTAGGAGTGACGGATCTAAAACTCGATCCTTTTCTTCAATATATGCAACTTTTGCTGTGGGTTTATTCTTTTCTGCGACCTCATTAGGTACGTAAAGTGTCTTCGACATCTTCTTCTGTTTTCTCCAGCAGGGACTTGATTTCATCTCTAGCAAAGCGAAGGCCCTGTACCTCACCTACTAGCTGGCGGTATTGCGACATATCTTGCGCCATACCGTTTGTCAGAAGAGAGGAGATCTCCTCCTCTCTTCCTTGATACACCTTATACAGGTGTCTACACAAATCGACAACATCCACGTTCTTAACGCTTCTTTACCATTCCACCACCTCGCATGCCCATTTTCTTGGGAACCATTCCACCACCTCGCATGCCTGTTTTCTTTTTAGCTGGTGTTTTCTTTCTAGTCATTTTCTTGGCTTTTTCCTTGGCTTTTTTAGCCATACCTTTTCCTCTTACACCTGGCATTTTAACATTCTCCTATAAGCACGTTTTCTTTCACGAAAATAAGGATTACTAATATACTCTTTCAAGTTTTCATAGTATCCCCGCATCGACAACTTGTCGGACGCTTCTTGCAGTTTTGATAACCTTTGAACAAAAATCATAGTATATGATCTATCAACAATAGGTTCAAAACCTACATCTTCACTATCAACTTCATCATAAGGATGATACCCCATCAACCAAATATCTTTCCTCCAAAGATTTTCATTGTAGTCTTCAATGCATCTATGAAAAACTTTTGTCTCCTCACAAAAAGAAAGATCTACAATAATTTCAACATCGTAAGAATCATCAAAATTATCGATAGTTTTATTTAAGAGAGCCAACCTATTTTGCTCTATGTTTTGCACATGAATTTTTACCCTTCCACTGTCCCAAGCATTTTTTGCAAAAGGACACACAGGTAAGTTATTAAGAGTTTCATCTGGCGTTTCTAAAGATACTTTAGACCAAAGACGAATCTCTTCCTTAACACTATCAGATAAACAAGTACTATCCATGTTTTAATACGTACCAGAAAACTTAGTGCCTTTGATAGCAGCACCTGTGCCAACTGACCCACCGTGGCTGAAGGATGGTATATTTAACTGTTTTCTTGCCTCTTTTATTTGCTCTGGAGTGGCGTTACGTAATGTTTCTTTAGACATCCTAGCATCCTCAGTAGTGGGATCCTGTGCATCATTCATAATGCCCAATGCTTCTATAACATCAGCGTCTGAAACTTTTTTCTTATCAGTCATTTAAAACTCCTAGTACACGCCAGAAAATTTAGTGCCTTTGATAGCGGCTCTTGTTCCACGTGAAACATTCTGACTAGGTGCCTCAACTTCACCACCATGCATAAACTCAGCGGCCAAATCTGGATCTATTTTATTTTGAACCGATTCAGGCAACATATTGAAGCCCTTCTTTTCTGGAGGGATCATTCCACCTTTTTGAAAAGAAGAGGATCTTTGCATATCTTTACGATTAGGTTTTACTTTGTTCAACCCTTTTCTCATTCCTCGCTCTAATGGATTACCAAAACGATCACTCATCAAAATAGATTCAATGGTATTACCTACTCTTACATTACGAACTACTGGTCCTATAGAGCTATCTTTATCTCTTTTTCTTGGCATCATTTTCTCCTTGACTTGCGTTTAGCACCTTTAATTACACCCTTGTTAACAGAGGCATAAAAAACTTTTTCACCCTTCTTAGACCCATATGTTTTCTTCATGGATCGTTTAATCTTAGAACCTTTTTTTGTTAATGGCATCTTATTTCGATATTTTCTTATACTTTTCGAAGGAACGTAAGCCCCCCAATCCGAGCATACCGAGTAACACAGGCATCATCTCCGACAGATCAAGTGTCGGCAAAGTTACAAGATTTCCCGTCTGTGCCAAAACAAAAATAGTAATGGGCTGTATAATGTACGCATAACACATCGCAATACCACATGACCAACCGATGAAGGGCCTCCAGCCAGACACAAAAATATTTCGGTGAGCTGCTTCCTGTTTGTTGATTTCAAGTTGAGCAATATCAATTTGAGCGAGGTGCGTTGCAAGCTGTTTTTCTATTTCTCTTTCAGCCGCCGCCCTTTTTTCTTTATCTTCAGGGAGAAAACGACCAATGACA